TTTGTAATGTCTGATCTTTAATAATTGTTTGGCCGGAACCTGTTATATTTTCCTTTTTAAATACTATTTCATCTATAGTATCTTTTGATTCTGCAGATGTTCTTTGTATATAGTGGTTCCATTGTGTAACTAAACTATCTATATGCTCATCTATTGTTTCACCTATTGTGGTCATTGTTGTTGGAATTTTATAATTTGCATCGGTATATGCAATTTCATCTGCTACAGCAAATGTTAAATCGTATGAGGTGCCAGTACTATTAAGTTCAAAAGTTGCTGTTTTTAAAAGTACCTTGAACCTGTAAGGTCCTGCTATGTCCTTAATTTGCCCACCGTTATCGTGATCATTTATATCATCTTCGTACCCTTGAAAATTAATTTCAAAAAAGAAGGGTGCTCCGTCTACACCTCTGGCAGAATTGGCTGGTATACCCAGTCTACGTCTACCTAATACTATCATATCAAAAAAGTTAGCCGCACCTGGTTGTTTTATAGTGCAATCAATAGTTTTTGTGATTTTGCCACCGGTGCCACTAGGAACTGACATTATTTCAACATCATCTATAAGTGTTCCGGTTACGCCTGTTTGTGCTAGTACTACAGTATTTTCCGGTTTAGCCGAATAGGCGCCATTTAAGAATCCGCCCTTAGATGTAACTTCTCCTCCTGTGGTTGTTCTTGGTTCTCCTTCGGTATCATCGCTTCTAACTTCTGTTTGATCTTCTACAGGCGGTATCATATATAACTTTATGTTATATGTAACATTATCAAAATTGTCTAAGGGATTAGTTGGTATATCACCTAGGTATCCGTTTTTAGTTGTGTTTGTTCCTGCCATTTTTAGCCCATCATATTTTTGACTGTTTCCGGCGATGGTATTTTTATTACAACTCCTGCTTTGAAATCATTGAGAGGGTCTTTAATTATATCAGGATTCTTAAGTGCGAATACCCACCATAGTCTGGGAGTACCATATAATTCATTTGCTAAAATATCCGGTCTACCTACATGTGCATCTTTGATTTTAAAATCTATTTCGTAAGAATCTGTTGGTATTTTAGGTAAGGTATTTATATCCAGAAATCCTTCAAATGTTCCTGCATTTCTTAAAAAACTATCACTTCTATGAAAATCTGCCATTAAATATATCCGTCCTTGTATGCTTTGCCATTTCTCAATGTATCGAGATTAAAGTTTTTACGCAATTTATGTGGTATGTAAGTTGGGTATAAATCAAAAGTAACTGTGGAAGTTGTTGGTACATACGTTGTAGTATTTTCGTTACCTACTTTTATTTCTACAGGAACATAATCAACATCGGGCGGTAGTTCAATTGAATAAGACAATACAACTACAGGAACTTTGTTAAATCCGTGATCACCTAAATATTCAAATAACATTACAGGAGGCGGGGTACCAAATGTTCCGTTAGCAACCGATTGATCACCATAAAAAGATTTAGTTACTACTCTGGCAAATTGCATCAATCCCACAAAATACCTGCCCTCGTCTATATTATTAACTGAGAATGTCGATACTACTGTTAATCTAGGTGGTGTTGACATTTGATACGTATTAATAGGATAATTCATCCCCTGCATCTGTTGTTGATCATATTCTGCAGATGCCGATACATAAATTTGTGGAGTGTACTGCCAAACTAAACCGCCTGATGACTTAATAGGTTGCATAACAGAGTTTTTGTCTTCTCCGTAAAATCTTTTAGCACCTCCGGCCTTTGGTCTTAGTCTCGCTCTCCAATCAAAGTTTGATGTAAATCCTTGTCCTTCACTTGGATTAATTGCTGTTGAACTTGCGGCCTGATTACTTTGCTGGCCCAACTGTTGTTTTAATTGTTGCTCACTTAATTGCCTAGCACCAAAAAGCAAATTACTACCTGGATTCCTACTAGGACCGGCATTACCATCATAAAAGAATGAATAAAAATCTGCATCAGACAATCCGCCTAATATTGCACCTGTAACTGTTGTTCCGCCCGGTATTTTGCCTAATAGGTTATTACCTACACCGCCTATTAATCCTTTTAAGTAATCTTTTCCGCTTGGCATTAAATCTCCTTGTATGTAACTATTTATCGTATTCATTAAAACAAGTTTTAATTTGCCAGTTTCTATAAATACTTATTGACAATGCACAGGAACTGTGTATAATAACACAATATAAATGAACGATAATTTTGAGGAGAGTTATAATGGCACAGCCTAAAAAGGTTAATTATCTTAACAACAAAGACATTCTAAAAGAAATACACAAAAGTAAGATGACTTACTGTTATGTAGCAGACGACAAATACGCAGGTTTTGACGTAATTTTAGAAGATGTTAATAAAATCAATAGAAACAGTATAAAGGTTGCTAGAGAAAACAGAGCGGCACAAATACAATCAGCAGGGTACCAAGCCGCAATGGCATTACATGACCCTAAAGATTACAAGAATAAACCTAAACAAAAAGAATTTGCAATAGATCCTAAAAGCATAGACAAAGAAGATTTAGTTTTTAGAGTTATGGATATGGATCATATACCTCAAGAACCTGGTAGAAAAAAGAATCCTAGAAACGAGTCAGAAACTAAAGCAAAAGTAAACTTTCCTCCCTTTAAACATTATGCTTACATAGGCGGTGAATTAAAAGAAGTTGCAAGAAGTCATTGGCAAGGTAGTTTAAGTAATGGTGAGTTCTCTGTAGATCATGGAAGGATTACAAACAAATTGGGAACTATGTTCCTAAAACTAGTTGAACGTTATTCACACAGATCAAACTGGAGAGGATATACTTATGTTGACGAAATGAGAGGTCAGGCATTAGTTCAATTATCGCAAATTGGATTACAATTTAATGAAGCAAAATCAGATAATCCGTTTGCATATTATACTGCCGCAGTTAATAATAGTTTTACAAGAATTTTAAATTTAGAGAAAAGAAATCAGATGATTAGAGATGATATTCTAATCGACAGTGGACATTTACCAAGTTACGGTAGACAAATCCAACATGAAGAAGAAATGCGTGTCCTCAGAGAGGCCGCACAACAAGAAGATACACAAGACTAATTTATGGCGCAACTGTTTAAGACAGCGGCCTGCTTTACGGATATTCATTACGGATTAAAGCAGAATAGTCGTTTACATATAGAAGATTGTCACAGGTTTGTGGACTGGTTTATTGCAGAAGCAAAAGCCAGAAATGCAGAAACTTGTATATTCCTCGGCGATTGGAATCATCACAGAGCAAGTATTAGTGTTGCAACAATGAATGCATCTATTCAAGACTTTAAAAAATTAAATGATGCATTTGAAACTGTTTACTTTATAACAGGCAACCACGACTTATACTATAAAGACAAACGTGAATTAAACAGCATCGAGTATGCCAGAGACTTGTCTAACTTTGTAATGGTGGATGAACATTTCTTACAAGATGATGTAGCGATTATTCCTTGGCTTGTTGGTGATGAATTCAAACAAGTACAAAAAATGGAATGCAAATACATGTTTGGCCATTTTGAATTACCATACTTTAAAATGAATGCGATGGTAGAAATGCCAGACCATGGTGGCATTAACGATAAAATGTTAAGTGGGCCAGAGTATGTGTTTAGTGGGCATTTTCATAAAAGACAGTTTAAAAATAATATACATTATATAGGTAATGCTTTCCCACATAATTACGCAGATGTAGATGATAACGAAAGAGGCGCCATGTTCTTAACATGGGGAGAAGAACCTTTGTATGTTAATTGGGCAGAATGTCCTAAGTATAAAGTGTTTACACTTAAACAATTATTAGACGACCATGCAAACTTATTAGACCAATACACTTATGCAAGAGTGAAATTAGACATTAGTATTTCGTATGAAGAAGCAAACTTCATAAGAGAGAAAATGGCTGAACAGTATAAAGTTAGAGAACTACAACTTATTCCTATAAAAGAAGAAGAGGAATATGAAGGCGGTGAAATAAGTTTTGAAAGTGTTGATCAAATTGTTATACAACAATTAGAAACAATAGAAAGTAATACAGTAGATAAAGATGTTTTAATAGACATCTATAACAGCATAGAAACTCAATAATGTTAAAGATTAAAAACGTATCAGCAAAGAACTTTATGAGTGTTGGCAACAACACACAGGCAGTTAATTTTGACAACTGCCAACTTACACTTGTATTAGGTCATAACTTAGACATGGGCGGAGACGGTAGCAGAAACGGTACTGGTAAAACTACTATAATAAATGCATTAAGTTACGCTCTTTATGGAGATGCCTTAACTAATATCAGAAAAGATAATCTAATAAACAAAACTAACGGTAAAGGTATGATTACCACTGTAGAGTTTGAAATAGAGGGTAAATCTTATCGTATAGAAAGAGGCAGACGACCTAATGTATTAAAATTTTACATAGATGGTGAAGATGCAATTAATGAAGAACAACAAGGCGATAGCAGGGAAACACAAAAAGAAATAGAAAAGATCATTGGCTTTCCTCATAATATGTTCAAGCATTTAATTGCCTTAAACACATATACAGAACCTTTTCTTGCTATGAAAAACAACGATCAACGAGATATGATTGAACAGTTGTTGGGTATTACAGAATTATCTGAAAAGGCAGAAGTACTAAAAGAAAGACAAAAGCATACAAGAGAAAATATCAGAGAAGAGGAAATCAGAATAAATGCTGTAGAAGAAAGTAATAAAAGAATTGAAAAAAATATTAACGAGATAGAAAGTCGCAGTAGAGCATGGGAAAAGAATAAGGAAGATAAACTTATTGAATTAGGCGAAAAAATAATTCGCATGGAAAGAATAGATATTGATACAGAATTGGCAAATCATAAATTATTGTCAATTATAAAAGATAAAGTTGCACAAAAGAATACTTTAGAAGCAGATCAGAAAAGATTGACCAATAGTGCAGATCGCAGTAAAAATAAACTGGACGAACTAAAAAATAATTTATCAAGTGCTAAAGAAGGTGTATGTCCTGCTTGTGGCCAAGATACAGCACACTTAGAAACACATGAAGAATACACTGAAGAACTACAGGAAAAAATCACAGCAGAAAAAGAATACTATGATGATCTAGAGTTACAACTGTTAAAAACATGTGGAGCGATAGATGAATTAGGTGATATTCCTGCTGTTCCAGAAGTATATTATGATACATTAGAAGAAGCATTAGAGCATAAACATAATGTAGAAACAATGCAAACAAATTTAGAAACAATGGCATTAGATGTAAATCCCTACATAGAACAAATAGAAGGATTAAAGTCTACAGGCATACAGGAAATTAGTTTTGAACTAATGAATGAGCTTACACATTTACAGGAACACCAGGATTTCTTATATAAATTGCTTACTAGTAAAGACAGTTTTATCCGTAAAAGAATTATAGACCAAAACATAGCATACTTAAATCACAGATTGGCATATTACTTAGACAAATTAGGACTACCACATGATGTTAAATTTGCAAGTGATCTAGGTGTAGAGATTACTGAATACGGTAGAGATTTAGACTTTGATAATTTAAGTAGAGGAGAACGTAATAGACTTATACTTGGTCTAAGTTGGAGTTTCAGAGATATCTACGAGAGTCTTAACAGGCCTATGAACTTGATGTGTATAGATGAACTTATTGATAGTGGTATGGACAGCATGGGTGTAGAGAATGCTCTAGGTATCTTAAAGAAAATGCATAGAGAATCCAGCAAAAATATTATGTTAATATCACATAAGGAAGAACTTGTAGGTCGTGTAAATAATGTATTAACCGTTGTAAAAGAAGGCGGGTTTACAAGTTATAACACAGATACTGAATATGTTAATTAATGTCAATCTCGGAAAAGATAATATAAATTATACACTCGTTTACGAGTTATTTGACCACAGAGTAGCCAAACGTATATGGCAAAGATTTCAAGAACAGGAATATAAACTATTAAGTCACGATAGATTCTATGGCTTTGGTGAAACCAAACAAGAAATAGAAATTAAACTACAAGAAGATATAGAAAATTTACAAAGACTTAAACCTGACTTGTACTTACCCGAAGATGATTTAAACTATCTACATGAGAATTTTGTAGAAGTACATCGTAGTTTATCTCCCGAAGAAGATGAAGCAAGATACTGGTTAAGTAAATTTAATTATGATATACACCATTTAGAAACCTTTGATATAGGTCTGCCAACTCGATTTATTACAACCACCGAAGATGAGGGCGAACCACTAGAGATTAGTGATTACGATTTATTTGATAAAAATATATTGCAGAATCATTTATATATGAACTACCCACATGTAGGAAAAGAAATTATGGGCATTTATCAAAACAACGATGTTGATATACCCGCAGAACAAATAATGCCTACAAGTGTTCTTAAAAATGATTTATTCGGTTGGTTTAATCCTGACAGAATTTGGACTGAACGACTAGACATCATGCAAAAAAGATTCTTAGCAAAAATACATAATAAACTTCCTTATCCCTTGGAAGACAAAAGATTGGCAATAGGTAAATTACCATTAGGAAAATTAACACACGAGCCTAATAAAGAACTTATCAAACAAAATAGATATATTCATTCTATAATAGCAACACAGTAAATAGGTCCTACGGACCTTTTCAAACTACATTCAATCGTTTCGTTTCACTCAACTCTTTCATTTGTTTGAAAGTTTTTAAAGTAGACCGTTATCATGTATGTTGGAGCCATAACTCACCTATACAAGGTGAGAAAGGTGTCATCATGTGATGCCATCGCCTTCTTAACTTCGGGTGCTATTAGGAACCGGTGAGCCTTCTGTCCCCATACACTACCGTCACGAATCTCACGGAAGCCATATAACCTTTGTAAGTTTAGTCATATGACTCGTAGGTTGCTTTTTCTCATTGCCTACATCCTTTTAATACTGTTTAACGTGTGTTTGTATCTTTGCCGTCATACATCTCCAGAATCCCGCACCGTGTTTAACGGATTGTCAAGGAGCCCGATTTAATTTGCCTCGGTTGGGGCCGGTGTATGATCCTATGTGTGCCTGTGTTAGTTTGACTTGGTGTCTGTTTGGGCCATAATGAGTTCTTATCAGCAAATAGTTATCAGTCTGACAATGCTTCTTTAAGGATTTTTGAACCGCCTACTCTAACGTTGATAATTCCGTTGTAGTAGTCGTCTGATAATAGTACTTCTCTATCAAATTGTTCTTTGGCTTCTAAGTAACTGGCAACACCTCTACTTGGACAAAAATATAATATTTCTCTTGTAAAATTGTCTTCACCTAACTTAATTACATCTTCTTTTAAGTAATCATTACTACCCCAATAAGTACGCCAGTCTGATTCTTTATAACCACGTCGTTTGTTCTTTTTGCCTTTTAAAGGGGGTTTTGTGGTTTTAAACTTTGCAAGTTTTTTACCTACATATTTTTTATTGTTGGTATTGTTTGTGATAAGATATACAAATGCTTCACAGTCTTCTGGTAATTCTGTGACTTCTTTTTGTTTATATAACCACATTATAAGTATTCGTTGCTTTCAGAACTATCGCCGTTTTTTGCTTTGGTGTAGTTGCTTAACACTTCTATAAATAACGACCTTTCTTCAGTAGACATATTCCATGCTTCAGTATAAGAAAGTTTGCCTTCACTGTATATTGTTAATTCTACAATGTTCTTATAAAGTGCCGATCTGTCTGTTTTTAACTTCTCTAGGAACTGAACTATTTCTTCAGGTTCGGCTGTCGCTAGGAAGCCATGAAAAAATTTACAGGATCTAATACTATTGTACTTTCTGTAACTTCCTCACAATCTTCACAAATGAATTGTATTTCTTTTTTAATACCATTTGTGGAAATTTTACTGCTTTGTTCTTCTATTTTCTTTCCAATAGATGCTTCACAGTTATTTAAGAACTCTATAATATGTTCTCGATCAGTCACTTCAATAGTTTCTTCTCCTTCCTGCATAATTATTTTTTCTATACTGTCTGCAATTAAGTTAAAGTTTAAAACAGCAATTCTATTAAATGTTTCGTTGAATATTCGTAGTTTGTCCATATCGTCAGGCAACTCTGATATTCCCTGTAAACTTCTAGTTGTTTGGAAATTTATAAGTCCTGCTTCTATAGTGCTTTTATATTTAACAGGCCTTAGTGCTACTTTTAACCCTTCCCATTCTGCAATATTAATTTCTTCTAAAGGTTGTATTTGGTCCAATGAGTCTTGTATACTTGTTGTACCTGTTAGTTCTTTGTCCTCACAATTTTTACATTTTGCAGTTACTTCCATCTCGTCACCATAGGTAGCAGACTGAATACCCATAAGTATTGCATCTACATCTATATTTGTTAATTCTTGTGGCTTCAATACACTAGGAACACAACTCTTAATAACCTGTACTACTGCTTCACCATTCAACAATGCATCTGGATTCTTCATTAAGATTTCATCCTTTGCTGTCATAGGAAAAACGGCAACTTCTTTGCTTTCTGGAAAATCTAGATCTTCGTCTGTATTGAACAAACCTCCACTAGGTAATTTCATGTACAATTTAGGTTGTCTAAAATGTCCTGCTAATGGATTTGTTTTATTCGTCATAATTAAAACTCCTGTTAATTCTTCTGATAAATACTATATGAGTTTATCTACGATATATTTATCATAGTTAAAACAGCATATAATGGAATTTTAGTAGATGGATACAATTAATTTAGATAATGGACAAACAGTAGTACCAGATTGGGCTAAAGAAGTGACCATGAAAAAAATGGCGTCTGATATGTCTAAATTGTCAGGTACTATACAATCCGAAAACGAAAAGTTAATAAAAGCAATTACAGGAGGTAAGGGTAGTAATAAAGATGCCAATGATGCATCTAAGGCCTCTAAAGAATCCACACAAACAAAAAAAGAAGAAACAAAAGAAGTTAAAAATACTGTTAAAGAATATGGTAAATTAAGAGCCGCATCTGTGGCTTTGGGAGTTGGTTTAGGCGGATTTATAGGAACAGTAGTGAAGGGCTCTGCCGCACTTGCTGGTGCTATAGCGGCTCTAACTACAGATACTTTATTTAGATATACTGCATCGCTTAACCGATTAACTGATGTTGGATTGAATCAAGCCAACGAATTTATGGATACTAATTTTGCTTTGAGATCATTGGGTATGAGTTTAGAGGAAGCCACTAACTTTACTCTAGGTGCGGCAGGAGCCATACAGGCATTGGGAGGAGATTCTGTTAATAATTTACTTAAACAGTTTAATGCCTTAAATGCAAATGGTGCCGATTTTGGATTAACACTACAAGATAACATAGATATTTTAAGAGAAGAAATAAACTTTGCAACTAGATTGGGAAATATTGGCCAATTAGATGAAAAACAACGAACTAGATTAATACAACGAACAGAAAAACTTTTAGAAACACAAATTGAATATTCAGGTGTATTAGGGGAAAGTGTTGAAACTGTTCGAGCATTTACTATACAATTATTGCAATCACAATCAGACTTTCAAGCAAGACTGTTAATGCTAAATGAAGACGCAAGACAGGAACTGATAAAAGGCACCCAGGAGTTTGCAAGTGTTTTAAGAGCAACAGGCGGTGAACTAGGTGGTGAACTAGCCGCGGCGGCCATAGAAGCAGGTTCGTTTGGTGCAATAGGATTCAGTGAAGCCGCAAAAAGATTTGTAACTGTATTACCTAGTCTAGCAGGAGACTTTAATAGGGTAGTACAAGGATTTAACCGTGGTTTATTAGACGGCGAAGATGTTGCTTTACAATTTACAGAAACCATGGGTCAGTTGACCGAGGGAGAAAAACAGAGAATATTTGCTATTGCCAGAACAGGTGATGCTCAGGCTCTGGCATTGGCTAAAGGTGTGATGCAATTTGAAAAATCGGTGAAAAAAATAGCAGAAGCCGGAGTAGATCTAACTCCAGTGGAATTCCAAAGAACTATGAATTTGTTGACTTCTACAGGAACGCAACTTATAACCACATTCGGTGCTGTAAAAGATAAGTTTATAATGTCGTTTATAGAAGGTATAGATTACGACGCATTTAATAATTCTTTTAAGGCATTAAGAAATGCAGTAACAGAACTAGCACAAACATTTTTTGGAATAGAAGGTGATCAATCAGAAATAGCAAAAAGTTTAGGTGAAAAACTTCCTGTAGCAATAGACTTTATGACTGTGAAAATTGGATTATTTAACCAAAAGGTACAGGATTTCTTAGATAAAAATAAAGATGCAGGATTTTTCAAAACATTTACTGATGTTGTAAAACCAGCTCTTGTAAAATTGTTTGATATGATAGCAATGGAATTCGGTGTAATGCTTCACGGTATAGGTTTAAGAATAAAGTCAGCATTGCTTCCTTTTTATGAATTAAGTGAAGAAGAAATACAAGCAGGAAAAGATGCTAAAAGACAGGAAATTCAAACTTCATTAAATCAAAAATACAGTTTTGACACAGCACAAAATATTGCAGAAAAGGCAGGCATAGTTAAAAATGATCCGGTAGATCCAGCATTTATCGGTCCCCCGAAAAAAGACACTCAAGATAATGATCCGGTAGATCCAGCATTTATCGGTCCCCCGAAAAAAGACAAAAAAGACACCCAAGATATAATTGACTCCAGAACAAATCAATATGGTAAAACGACACCTGGTTACCTAGCAGACGTACAGGGTCAAAGATTTTTAAATACAGCGGGTACTCAAAGTTCTCCAGCTCAAGTAATCAGTTTGGGTTCTACAACATTAAGCAATAAAGAACAACAGAGTATGGATATGTATATGAAATTACATAATGAAGGCAAACTCAATCAGTTAGAGACACAATTACAAATGCAGGCGGCACGAGGTCCAGATAATATGAGGAGTATATCCGGTCGTGATTTTAAACAATCCTTCGACACAGATAACGTGCAAGGACTATCCAATGAAGAAATGAAAAAATATCTAGAAACTCTTATCCTCTTAACAAGAAAACAAACAAAAACCATAGAACAAGGCAATATGTAGCCAAGACTTCCAGTTTCTTCTTGACAACTTCAGATAAATAGTGTAATATAACTAAAAGGAATCTTATATGAGTTGGAAAAAGTATTTTACATCAGTCGACAACAGTGGATTACCACTGAATGTAACAGGCAACCAGTCTGAAACAGGTCCTGGTGCGGCTTCCAGCAGATATGCAAGTTGGCTACCTGAAGTATATGCAGGTTCTCCCAACAGATTAATGAGATATATGCAGTATGACCAAATGGATAACGATTTGGAAATAAATGCCGCTTTGGATACAGTCGCAGAATTTGGCACACAAGAAGATGAATATACAGGATTACCTTTTGAAGTCAAGTTTAATGCAGATCCTACAGATACAGAAAATTCCATTATCAGCAAAACAATTAAACAATGGAGTAAATTAAACGATTTACACAAAAGAGTATTTGGTATATTTAGAAGTACTATTAAATACGGAGATCAATTCTTTATCAGAGACCCAGAAACATATAAGTTATATTGGGTTGATCCTGCAAACATTGAAAAGGTTATTGTAAACGAAAGTGAAGGTAAGAAGATTGAAACTTACTTTATTAAAAATTTAGAACCTTTATTTGAAGAATTAACAGCAACAAGTGTAGCAGGATTACATGCAAGACCATACGGAAGTGGACAGGGTCTTACAGGTGTAATGGCAGGCGTAAACAGTACAGCAAATGCTTATGGTACTGGAGCAATAGATGGTGCAGATCAAGGCACACCTGTTGATGCTAAACACATTGTTCACGTAAGTTTAACACAGGGCATGGACCATGCATGGCCATTTGGTGTTAGTATATTAGAACCCATATTTAAGGTTTTCAAGCAAAAGGAATTGCTTGAAGACTCTATAATTATATACAGGGTACACAGAGCACCTGAAAGACGTGTGTTTATGATTGATGTTGGTAATATGCCACCTCACAAAGCAAGACAGTATTTAGAACAAGTAAAATATGAAGTACAACAAAAACGTGTACCTAATAAGAAAGCAGACGGCAGTGGTGTTGTAGATGCCGCATATAATCCAATGAGTATGTTAGAAGACTACTTCTTTGCACAAACGGCAGATGGTAGAGGTTCAAAAGTTGACACACTACCAGGCGGAGAGAATTTAGGACAAATAGATGACTTAAGATACTTTAATAATAAACTATTAAGAGGACTTAGAATACCAAGTTCTTACTTACCTACAGGGCCTGATGACGGGTCAGCAGTATACAATGACGGTAAAGTAGGTGTTGCTTATATACAGGAATATAGGTTTGCAAAATACGTAGAAAGGCTTCAAAGACAGATACAAGAAGACCTAGATAAAGAATTTAAGATGTTTTTAAAGCATCGTGGCATTGATATAGATAGTGCATTATTCAATATAGAATTCAATAAACCACTTAATTTTAGTACTTATAAAGACTTACAATTAGATACAGAACGTGCTCAATTATATAATGCAGTAGCGGCAGTTCCACACTTATCCAACCAATTTAAACTTAAAAAATATTTAGGATTAACAGAACAAGAGATAAAAGAAAACGAAGAGCTCTGGAGATCTGAAAACGGATATGAAAAGTATGATACACAGGATGGTAAATCTGCAGAACTTAGAAACTTGGGTATTAGACCTAATGATCCAATGGCAGTAGATCCTAATTTTGAAATACCAGCAGGAGATATTCCATTGGCAGATCCAACAGCCGGTGAAGAAGGCATAAATACTGATGATACAGGTGAAGGGACGCCTCCAATAACACCAGGCGGAGCAGGTAGTTTATAATGAGATTAATAGAATTTTACAATCCAGAACTTGACAAGTTTGTTAAAAGAAGTAAAGAGGACACTAGAAAATCCAAACTTACTTTGGAAGAGTTAGGCAAATTAAGAAAAGTAAGGGACCTTAAAGACAAAGAAAAAACAGAACATGATAAATTTGTTAAGGTCATGTATGCGGCTCCTTCAGGCGATGCAGGTGGCGGTTTAATTTAAACTAGTTTTTAAGTAAAACACCTAAAATAGTAAATATTAAGACATAATAATGCGAAATCATCATTTTCGCATCAAAAACATCATTTTCACACCGTTTTGCAACAAATATACATACATCATATAAGTACTTAACAGGGTAGTTTAGACACTTACGTCTGAGCCACCAAAAAAAAATTTAATCGGAGAGACCACAATGTCAGAATCAAGAACACAATTAGAAAACATTCTTGAACTATTACTAGCCGAAGAAAACGAAAAAGCGGAAGAATTGCTTCATGAGTATGTTGTTGCTAAAGCAAGAGCAGAATATGAAAAAGTTCTAGACGAAGACGTTTCAGAGGAAGAAGCAGTTGAAGAATCAGAAGAAGCAGTAGAAGAATCAGAGAAATCTGAGGAAGAGGCTGTTGAAGAAGCAGAAGAGTCAGAAGAAGAAGCAGTCGAAGAAGAAATTGAAGTTGATGAAGTAATTGATCAATCAAATGACTTTGCAGATGATATTTCAGCAGACGAAGAAGGTACATTTGAAGACGAAGCAGAAGACGAGTTAGAGTTAGACGCTGAAGATGACAGTGAAGAAGACCTAGAAGATAAAGTTGATAATATCGAAGACGAGCTAGAAGACCTCAAAGCAGAATTTGAAAAATTATTAGCAGACGACGAAGAAGGCGATATGGAAGACGGCGAAGAAGCAGAAATGGATGCTGAAATGCCAGATGAAATGGACCTAGAGTCAGTCGAATATGACTTAGACGAAGAAGTTGCAGAAGAAGATGAAGTTGTTGAAGAAGCAACTAAACTTTCTGACAATGTAGCGGCACCAAGTGGCGGAAATGCAGATAACGAACATGGTATGAAAATGCCTGCTCCATCTAAAATCGCAGACGGTAAAACTAAAGCAGTAGTCCTAAAAGACGGCGGCGAAGGCAACAAAGGTGAGTCAGCAAAAGATCACACACCATCAGACAACATTAAAGTTGAACCTAAAAAGGCATAAGTCTTTTTAATTACTGAGGATTAAACAATGGCTAATAAACTTTATGAATATCTAAGTCCAGAAGCATCTAATGTCCAGATAATGGAATCAAAAGATGGTAAGGACCTATATATGCAGGGTTTGTTCATACAAGGTGATGTAAAAAACCAAAATGGTAGAGTATATCCCAAAGATGAAATTAAGAAGGCTGTTGATAGTGTAAAAGAACGTCTTGCCAAAGGTGAGACTGTGATGGGTGAGTTAGATCACCCTGAAGAATTACAAATAAATTTAGACCGTGTGAGTCACATAATTCAAGAAATGACTTATGACGATTCAAACGGTTTGGGCAAACTTAAAATTATAGAAACACCGATGGGTAATATTGCGAGAGCATTATTAAAAGCAGGCGCTAAACTTGGTGTAAGCAGTAGAGGTAGTGGAAACGTCGACGGAAGTGGACAAGTAAGCGACTTTGATATTGTTACAGTGGACATTGTGGCACAACCAAGTGCTCCTGATGCCTATCCTAAATCTATATATGAAAGTTTATTTAATATGCGAGGCGGAGCTCAAATGTTTGAGACCGCTAGTGCATTAACACACGATAAAAGTGCAGAAAAACACTTGGTGAAAGCAATCACTGGTTTCATCAATGATTTAAAATTATAAGTAGGAGACTACTATGGCAGTGAATTTTACAGAACTACTTGAGAACGCAGAATTAACAGAAGACGTTAAATCTGCTCTTCAAGAAGCATGGGAAGGTAAAATTTCTGAAGCAAGAGAAGAACTTACTGCGGAACTTAGAGAAGAGTTTGCACAGCGATACGAACATGACAAAGGTCAAATAGTAGAAGCAGTTGACAACTTTATTTCTGAAAAAGTAGAAGCAGAAATTTCTGAAATTGTATCAGAAAAACAAGCCCTTGCGAACGATCGAGTAAAATACACGAAAGCAATTAGTGAGCACTCCAAAGTACTTGACAAATTTGTAACTGAAATGGTTGCTAAAGAAGTTAAGGAACTTAGAGCAGATAGAGCAAGAACAAGTGAACATGTAACTAAATTAGATAATTTTGTTGCAGAGCAACTTGCTAATGAACTATCAGAGTTCCACGAAGACAAAAAAGGTCTTGTAGAACAGAAAGTCAAAATGGTAAGAGAAGGCAAGAAGCAATTAGCAGAAGCCAAACAAGATTTCATTAAGAAAGCGGCAGACAAGGTCGAAAGCGTTGTTAATAACGTTATTACTAATGAAGTTAAATCTTTCCGTGATGATATCACTAAAGCACGTGAAAATGACTTCGGTCGAAGAATTTTTGAAGCATTTGCAAATGAATATGGCGTGAGCTATTTGAATGAAGCAAAAGAAATCAAGAAAATACAAAAACAGGTAACTCAGTTGGAAAATCAACTTAACGAATCTAAGCAAGAAATTGCTAAGAAAGAAGAAGCAGTTAAATTAACTGAATCTAAGTTAAGAGTTTCAGAAGATCGTTTCGAAAGAAAGGAAAAACTAAACGAATTGATGGCCCCATTGGGTAAAGAAAAGAAAGAAATTATGTCAGATTTACTTGAAAGTGTTAAAACTGAAAAACTGGAAGAGTCCTTTAACAAGTACTTGCCTTCAGTTTTAGATGGAGAAACACCAAGAGTGAAGAAGACATTGTCAGAATCAATTACTAGTGAACATACTGGTAATAAGGCAACTGTAATAACAGAAGCCGATGACAAAAGTGCGAATGATGTTGTAGAAATTGACATGATTCGTAAATTAGCCGGACTTTCAATAAATTAATAGGAGTTAGAAATGGCAGACTTATTTGAAAGCAACTGGTCAGCAACTAAAGACGCTTTACTAGAAGGTCTTTCTGGAAACAGAAAATCTTCTTTAGATGTTGTCCTCGAGAATACAAAAAGACATTTGTCAGAGGCCGCAACAGCAGGTGCCACAGGTGCAGGTTCAGTCGCAACTTTAAACAAAGTAATGTTACCGTTAATTAGAAGGGTTATGCCTTCTGTTATCGCTAACGAACTTGTTGGTGTACAACCAATGAGTGGTCCAGTGGGCCAAATCCACACATTAAGAGTACGTTATGCGGAAACTGGTGGTGGAGCAACAGCAGGTGATGAGGCTCTAAGCCCATTTAAACTTGCTTCTTCATATGCAGGATCTCCAGATGCTACGGCAACTGCTGAAGGTAGTGCAGGAAGAAAAATGAGCATTCAAATCTTAAAAGAAACCGTTGAAGCAAAGACAAGACGTCTAAGTGCTAGATGGACTTTTGAGGCGGCTCAAGACGCAGAATCAATGCATGGCGTAGACGTCGAAGCAGAAATTATGCAGGCATTAGCACAAGAAATCGTAGTTGAAATCGACCAAGAAATTATCGGTTCACTAAGAACTCTTGCAGGTGCAGGTACAACTTTGAACTTCGGTGGTTCCCTAACAGGTACTCCAGCATATATTGGTGATAGACATGCTCTATTAGCAATCGAGATTAACAGAGCGGCTAACAGAATCGCGGCTAGAACAAGACGTGGTGCTGGTAACTATATTGTTGTTTCTCCAGAAGCATTGACAATACTACAATCTGCAAGTACTTCAACATTTGCTAGAACAACTGAAGGATCTTTTGAAGCACCTACAAATACTAAATTTGTTGGTACACTAAACGGATCAATCAAAGTTTTTGCTGATAACTATGCGGCTGACGGAACTAAAGTTCTTGTTGGTTACAAAGGATCAAGCGAAACTGATGCTCCAGCATTCTATTGTCCGTACATTCCATTAATGAGCACAGGCCCAGTAATGGACCCAAGCACATTTGAACCAGTAGTAAGTTTCATGACCAGATACGGTTATAAAGAACTTACAAATACTGCTTCATCTCTTGGTAATGCGGCAGACTATGTTGACGCAGTCACATTGTCAGGTGTAACATTCCAGTAAGCCGAAAGACTTATTAGATAAATTAAGAGCTCTCTTTGAGGGCTCTTTTTTTGAGTGGAATTCCATATTTAAGATTTATGATAAATAGTCTTATAGAACTTAATAGAGCATAGGAAATTTTAAATGGCAACAAAACGTACTTATATCGGTGTTGATGAAGAATTAGTAGTCAAGGGTAGACTAACGATTGAGGGTAATGTTACCCAAATAGAATCCACACAAGAAGTAAACCGTGTAGAATCAAATGTATTTGTAATTAATGCTGACGGCGATGCAGGTACTTCGGTATTAGCAATTAAAAGCGGAAGTGATTTTGCTAATTTAACCTTTGCTGGTACAAATTTAATTTCAAGCCAAACAATTACAAGTAATATTTTAATACCTAATTCAGGTAGTTTGGTGGTTGACTCTGGTGCCACCTTAACTGGTAATATATTTACAGGTGTTGCCAACGAAGCAGGTGCTCTAACAAATGATAGGACATTAACATTAACAGGTGATGTATCAGGAAGTGTTTCTTTAGGATTAAATGCAAATACATCTTCTCCCTCTTTAAATGTTACTATTACTGCTAATGCAGTAGAGTTAGGCACAGATACAACAGGTAATTATGTTGCAACAATTACAGGTGGAACAGGATTAACTTCTACCGTAACAAGTGGAGAGTCTGCAACACCTACAATAAATTTAGACAATACGGCCGTTACAGCGGCAAGTTATGGAGCCAATGCTTCTACAGTAAGTAATTTTACAGTTGATGAACAAGGACGTTTAACAGCGGCGGCTAATCAACCAATTAGTATTACCTCAGATCAAATAACAAATTTAAGTGTAACTGATACAGGTGGAGACGGAAGTTTAACATACAGTAATGTTTCTGGTGTATTTACATATACTGGCCCTAGCCAAGCAGAAGCAAACGCCAGGATAGCGGCGGCACCTACACAAGTAAGAGCACATCTTAGTCATGTAGATGCAGGTGGCGATGGCTCATTTAGTTATAACAATACAACAGGTGTATTTACTTACACTGGTCCAAGTCTTGCAGAAGTACAAGAAAGAATAGACAATTCAGCAAGTAACGTTAGAGCTCACTTTACACCGGTACGGGTATAAACATTAGTTTAGGCGAAATTAGTTCAGACGATGGTAATATTAATCACGATGCCTTACAAAATTTTGACGCAAACGAACACGTTAATCATACTTCTGTAAGTATTACAGCAGGAGATGGTCTAACTGGTGGAGGCACAATAGCATCTACAAGAACATTAAATGTTGTAGGCGGTGATGGTATTACTGCTAACGCAGATGATATAGCAGTTGATAGTACAGTTGTAAGAACAACTGGTACGCAAACTATTACAGGCGATAAAACATTCACAGGTACGGTAGATTTATCAGGTGCAACATTACCTGGTAATGTTAATTTTGCTGGAAATATAACAGCAACGAATATTGATACTGTAACTCAAACTGATTCTATAGTAACAGATAATAATATCTATCTTAACAAAGGTGGTTCTGATCAAGACGCAAAAATACAAGTAGAACACACTACTGCAAATGTATATTTAAAATGGGACGAAGGAACAGATAGATGGCAGTTTAGTAATGATGGTTCTACAGACTATAATATGCTTACAGAAGCAGATGTAGAAGGTTTCTTTAGTGCCAGTGATGCAGGTGGAGACGGAAGTTTTACTTACTCAGCAGGAGTATTTACATACACTGGACCTAATCAAGCAGAAGCAAATGCAAGAATTTCAGCCGCGCCTACACAAGTTAGAGCTCACCTTAGTGTAACAGATGCAGGCGGAGATGGATCACTTGCTTACAATAATAGTACAGGTGTTATTACATATACAGGACCAAGTGCAAGTGAAACTAGAGCACACTTTAGTGGCAGTACAGGTATTACATTAAGTAGTGGTGCTATAAGTATTACAAATTCAGGCGTAAGTGCAGGTACATATGGTACAAGCAACGATGTTGCACAATTTACAGTAAATGCTCAAGGACAAATTACAAGTGCAAGTGATGTAGCAATTGATCACGATGCGTTACAAAATTTTGTAGCAAACGAACACATAGATCACACTAGTGTAACTTTAACAGCAGGTAATGGTCTAAGCGGCGGCGGTGATATTTCAGCAAGTAGAACTTTTGCATTAGATTTAAATGAACTAACATCAGCGGCAGTTGATGTAAGTGCAGACAGCATAGCAATTATAGATGCAACTGATAATAGTTCAAAGAAAGAAACTATTTCAGATTTAGTAGCAGCAATGGCAGGTTCAGGATTGAGTGCTACAAACGGTGTGCTATCACAAACAGGATTTTCAGGAACAATTGAAAGTGTTGATGTAGGTGGTACAGGTGTTGATATTTTACAAGGCAGTGAAACACTTGGTAACGGAACAATTAGATATTATATCAGAAGTATAGATGGTGGCACTTATACAACTGCTTCAGAATCAAGTAATGTTATTACAATAGATGGAAACATAACAGCAATTAGAAATGCATTTAGTGTTTCTGACGCCGGCGGTGATGGTTCATTAAGTTATTCTAATGGTGTGTTCACATATACAGGTCCTAGTGCAAGTGAAACAAGAGCCCACATAAGTGGTACAGGTTTAATAGGATACAATAGTGGCACAGGTGTTATATCTACTTCAGCAGACAACTATAGCAGTTGGGGATTCACAACAGATAGTGCTGGTACAGAATCAGTAACAAGTGGTGAAACAATAACAATATCTGGTGGTACAGGCGTTGATGTTACACATAGTGGTAATACAATTACTATTTCTCAGGATGTTCCAGTAGGGGACATCACAGCCGTAACAGCAGGTAACGGTTTAACAGGTGGTGGTTCATCAGGAGCAGTAACAGTTAATGCGGCCGGCGGTTATGGTATTACTGTTAATGCAGATGATATAGAACTTAGCAATGCAGACGTAAGAGGATTATTTAGTGGTAGTACTGGTGTAAATTATAATAGTGGAACTGGTGCCATTACAGCCGATCAAGCAGAAATTAGATCTTTCTTTAGTGGTAGTACTGGTGTAAATTACAATAGTGGAACTGGTGCCATTACAGCCGATCAAGCAGAAATTAGATC